AAATGTATTATTTAAAAATATATAAAAATGTTTTTATTTTATAGTGATCATTGCAAACATTGTACAATGTTATTAGAAACTCTGAAATCATTAGATAAAAATAAACAAATAAAGTTAGTTAGTATGGATTATATAAAGAATAATAATTTAAGATTTGATCAACGTATAACACATGTTCCAGCATTATTAATAAAAGAAACAGATAGAATAATTTTTGGTAAAGAATTATTTGATTACCTTTTGTTACCAGGAAAAGGAGTTTTATTAATTGCAAAACCAACAACAACAAACAAAAATGAAAATTCAGATGAACCTTCTGGTTTAGATTCGTATATTTCACAAAGTTATGAAAATATAGATGAAAAAGATAATTATTTAACAGGTCCAGTAACAGTTTGGGAGAATTTAGAAAATGAAAATAAAAAAGAAATAATTAATAATGAAAAACCAATTGGAAATAATGATACAGAAAAAACCCATAAAGAATTGCCAAGTTTATCAGAAATTCAAAAAATGCGTGAATTAGATTTACATTGATATAAAGGTTTTCGGTAGTTATTATAATAAAAAAATATATTGAAAATATAATATGACTTCAAATATTTACGTGTTTAATCAATATTTTTTAACATTTATTAAAACTGTAAAAAAAAGTGCAAAATCTATTAAAGAACGTAATAGCACAGCAAGAGAAATTTTAAAAAAAATAAATGCGTTTTATAGTTCTTTTGATAATAAATCAACAGAATATATTGAAAATTTTAAATTAGTATTTACAGATTTTATTATTGATCCATTAATTGAATTAAAAGATATAGATGAATGGATTGAAACTAATAATAATTTAAATATTTTAAATAATATTTCAATAAAAAATGTAAAAACAGTATTAAAAAAAAATATAACAATACATAATTTTCTTTTAATTTTTCATTTATTTAAGAATGATGATTTAAGTGAAGAGGATATAAAAGTAATAATGGAAAAATTGAAAGGTACAATAGATATTGAAGATAAAAATATTCCAGAGAAATATTTGAAATTAGTAAATAAAATTTGTGAAATAAATATGGAAGAAAAAACCGGTTTTTCAATGGGTGATATTGAAGATACAAGTATTGGTAAATTAGCAAAAGAAATAGTAGAAGAAGTAAATTTAGATAAAGTAAAGGAATCAATAAATTCTGAAGGTGATATATTAAGTGCATTATCAAATCCAGATAATGGAATAGGTAATTTAATATCTGATGTAAGTCAAAAAATGGCATCAAAATTAAAAAATGGTGAAATAAAACAAGATGCATTATTAAAAGATGCATTAAGTATGGCAGGAAAATTACCAGGTATGAATGGTGGAGGAGGTGGTGGTGGAGAACCAGATTTAGGAAACATTATGAAAATGATGTCTGGATTAATGGGTGGTGGTGGTGGTGGTGGTGTTCCAGGAAAAGCAAGATCAATGCAAAGAAAGATGGATCAAAAATCCAGAATGAAAAAGAAATTAGATGAAAAAAATAAATCCAAGTGAAAAACAAATAATGTATAGTTTTTGGATTGATAATCCTAAAGTATTAATTGAATTAATAGAAAATCCACCAGATAATTTATCATTTGTAGATAAATTAAATATAATCTTTGCAGTTTCAATAATATTAAGTATAATTTTAGTTTTAATTAATAAATTTGATTTATCTTATATAATATTAGCAATAATAGTAGGTTTATTGACAATTTTTTTAAATGAACAAAAAAAATTATTAGATAAAGAAAATTTTTCACAAAAATGTAATAAATCATCAATACATAATCCTTTTATGAATCCAAATGTATTTGATAATAATCATGACTTAAATTTAGAACCATGTGATGATAGTGATAATATATTAAATGATAATTTTTATCAAAATACATTTAGAGATGTAAATGATTTTTATGAAAGAGGATTATCTGTAAGACAATTTTATACAGTTCCGGGTAAAAAAATACCAAATGATAGAAATACATTAGCTCAATGGTTATATAATAGTAATTATAATAAAGTATCTTGTAAAGAAGGTAATGATGTAAGATGTATGAAAAATTTAGAATTAGAAAGAACAGATACACGTAGAAGTGGTATTGGTGGTGAAAGAAGTCCTCCATGAAATAAAATCTAGTGTTAATATAAAATGTATAACAAATCTTGTGATATTTATAATGATACTTGTTGGATGGAATCAAAGGATATTAAAAATCAACATATAGATAATTATATGCATTATAATACAAATTTTGTAGAATGTAAAGATCCCGAAATAAGAATGCCAACTTATTATGTTGATCATGTTAATTTACGTCCAGCACCGCATCCAAACGTTGCTAATCATCCAGATAGTTGTTTAATTGATAATGAATCACAATTACGTAATAGTAAATCTAAACAAACAAGAGATAGATGTAATATTCAATTATATCAAAGAATGTTTCAAGCTTGTCCAAATTTACGTCCAGGTGTAGGTGATCCATCGAAAGAATTAGATGTTTTATCTGGTTCTGATAGCAAACATGTATATGAAAAATGTAATAATAATATAATGGAACAACAATTTAATAATATGATTCCAATGTTAGATTGTGTATCAGAAGTTCAAAATCCAAAACATATTGTTCCAGATGGAATAAGAGGTGGTGAAGATACCCGTAATTATATTAATCGTAAAAAATTTTTAGAAAAATGTGGAACATTACAGAATAAACAAGGAACTTGGGTTAATTAAAAAATTTACTATTTTTTTTATAAAAGTATATAAGAATATTAAATTTAATATATTTAATAAAAATGTCTGAAAAGTATTCATTTGATACAGATATATCAGCACTTCTTAAATTAATTATAAACAATTTTTATTCAAATAAAGATATATTTCTTAGAGAATTAATTTCTAATGCAAGTGATAGTATTGATAGATATAATCATGATTGTATTGTAAATAAACCAGATAATAAAGTAGATAATTGTATAACTATAATTCCAGATAAAAAAAATAAAGAATTACATATAATTGATACTGGTGATGGAATGAATAAAGATGAATTAATTAAAAATATTGGAACAATTGCAAATTCAGGAACTAAAGCTTTTATGGAAAAAGTAAAAGATTGTAATTTAATTGGTCAATTTGGTGTAGGATTCTATTCAGCATTTTTAGTATCCAAACATGTTACAATTATTTCAAAAAAAATAAATTCAAATTATTTTAAATGGATGTCAGATGCAAATGGTGAATATACAATTGATGAAATTACATCAGAAAATATCAAAGAACATATTCATGAAGATTACAATTTATTACAAGGAACAATAATAAAATGTCAATTAACAGATGAATCCGTTGATAAATATACAAATATTGAAAAATTAAAATCAATAATAAAAGAACATTCACAATATATAAATTTTCCAATAAAAATATTGAATATTCGTGAAGAAACAAAAGAAGTAGAAGATGATGAAGCAGAATTAGATGAAGAAGTAGTTATAGATGAAAAAAAAGAAGGTGATGAACCAGTAATTATTGAAGATATACCAGATGAATCTAAACCTAAAAAAATGAAAAAAATAACTGAAGTAATTAAAGATTTTCAGTTAGTAAATGAAAATAAACCAATTTGGACAAAACCAGTAAATGATATAAAAGAATCAGAATATCATGGATTTTATAAATCATTATCAAATGATAATGATACACCATTTTTATATAAACATATTTCTGGTGAAGGTCAAATAGAATATAAAGGAATTTTATTTTTACCAAAAAAAGTAAAAAATAATGTATTTGAACGTGGTGTTGTTCAAAATAACATAAAATTATATGTAAGAAAAGTATTTGTAAGTGATAATAGTGCTGTATTATGTCCAGAATGGTTACATTTTGTAGCTGGTATGGTTGATACAGATGATTTACCTTTAAATGTTTCTCGTGAAATGTTACAAGAAAACAAAGTTGTTAAAGTTATTAAAAAAGCAATTATTAAGAAAAGTATTGATATGTTAAAAAATGCAATGGAAGATATGGATAATTATACAAAAATTTATAAAATTTATCAAAAAAATATAAAATTAGGTGTTTATGAAGAAAGTGGTGATAGAGAAAGAGTTTCAGATTTATTAATGTTTTATTCTTTAAATTCACCAAATAAAATGATAACTTTTGATGATTATATAACATCAATGAATGAAAAACAAAAAAATATATATTTTATTTCTGGTGATAATATTGATATCTTAAAATCTTCACCATTTTTAGACCGTTTTAAGAAAAATGATATTGATGTTTTATTTATGACTGATCCAGTAGATGAATATATGTGTCAAAGATTAGTTTCTTATAAAGAAGCTAAACTTGTATGTATTACTAAAGGTGATATTGAATTACCAAATGTAACCGATAGTGATAAAGAAGAATTTAAGAAAAAACAAGAAGAATATAAAGATACATGTGCTTATATAAAAAAATTATATGGACAAGAATTTTCAGATGTAAAAATAACAAATAAAGTTGTGGATTTACCTTGTATTGTTTCATCACCAGAAAATGGTTTTTCTGCAAATATGGAAAAAATAATTAAATCACAGACATTGGGACAATCGGATGTTTCATCAATAAATAAGCGTATTTTAGAAATAAATCCAGAACATCAAATTATAAAAAAGATAAAAAATATAAATGATTCAGATGAATATAAGGTATTAAAAGATTTATTAGATCTTGTTATTAATAGTGCTTTGTTATATTCTGGGTATCCAATAATTAAACCAGTGGATTTTTCAAAAAAAATATTAAATGTAGTTATGGTTGGAATGGATATTACAGATGATATTACAGATGAAATTACAGATGAAATTACAGATGAAAATTCAAAAAAAACAGTTTTAGATAATATTGAAACTATTGATATGACAAAAGTTGATTAAAGTAATCTTTTTATAATATAAAATGAAAAACGTAGTTTTATTATTACTATTTATTGGTATATTAGTAATTGTTCAGGGTTATTATGAAGGTAAAATAAAAAAAGTTAAATCAAAGAAAGTTATTACAAAATATATACCTTTACATGTTTATGAAGGAAAAATGAGTGGTGAAGAAATGATTACTAATCAATTTAAAAGTTCTTATGAAAAAATTACAGAAAATTATAAAGTTAAAGAGTAAAATGTATGATATTTTTTTAGTTAAACCAAATGAGTTTAAAAAGAAATGTTTAGAAAAAATGTTAAAAAAACAACAGGAATTAGATAATGTTGTTGAAAAAAAAGATACATATATAAAAGAAATATCTTCAAAACGTATAAATTTTGAAAATGAATATAGTGAATATTTATTAAAAACTGAAAATATTGATTATATAAATAAAGTTAATTTATTTGTAAATGAATATCCAATTAAATTAGAATCTTTTAATATTTATACATATGAATAAAATGTTATAAACAAAATAAAATGAAATTTGAATTTCATTTTACTGCATTTATAATTGCTTTTATATTAAGTATTGGATATATAATTATTACAAATAATACTAAAGAAAAAATAGTAAAAACACCAACCCCATTTTCAGATTATTTATATTCTGATTTTGATGGCGAATGCTATCGTGTAAAAGTAGAAGAAACCGAATGCGTTGGTGATGAAACTGAATTTAATATTTAATTTTTGTAAAAATCTTTTTATAAATTTAAGATTAAAAATTTAAGATTGAAAATTTAATTGGAGTAGGCAAGACCACCCATACCACTGAGGATACGAAGAACGTTGTATGAATGAGCATAAATATCAAGATTACCAGGTTCAGCACCTTTTAATTGTAATTGAGCTGTATCTATACGTGACATGTTAAGAGTTCCAGATGGTTGATGTTCTTCTGGTTTAAGTGCAAATGAATAAACACTAATATTACAACTGAGATCTGGAATATTTGTATGATGTTGATATGGTTGTACATGAGTGAAATATTTAGCTTCACGTTCAGCAAAACGATCATTACCATTAAGCATTAATTTAGCTGTACCAGTATTTCCTTGTCCTTCCCATATTAATTCTTTAACAGGATGATTAAATGATAATTTAGCAGAAAGATTACTATTAGGAGATACTGTTTCAGAACCAGTAAATTGAACTTGTTCAATTAAATATTCATGAGATAATTGAGCAAAACGGCGACGTTCATCAGTATCAAGGAAGATATAATCAGCCCAAAGTTCTGCATCATTAACAGTTACACCAGATTCAAATTCAATATTGATTTTTACTTCATGATATTGAAGAGCAATTAATGGAAGTGCTAAACCAATGTTACGGCAGAACCAAAATTCAAGAGGAACATAACGTTTAGCATCAGCATCTCGAACCATTTTATCATAACCAGTTGTTTTTCCAGAAGGTAAAGTTAATTCATTCCATATTTTCATCCATTTACCATATTGACGATCAATTAATTGACCACCAATTTCAACTTCTACTTTTTTAATTGTGTCACGACCATCTGCGTCTGCTTTTGGTAAAACTAAATATAATTTATGAACTAAATCACCATTACGTGAAATTTGGCAAGTAACACGAGCACCTGCAGCAGCTTTTCCATTAAAAGTTTGTTGTATTGATTCAATTGAGAAATTAGTATGACGACGATAAACTACTTTAAAGAAAGTAATTTGTGGGTTACCAGTAAGATATACATCTTGGGCACCATAAGCAACAAGTTGAAGAAGACCTCCACCCATCTTTTATATATATATAAGAAAATAATTTTTAATAATAATTATGATATTCACACATAAAATAACTCGACTTAATTTATGTTATATTATACCAGATAAACAATGGTATTTAAACGAAAATACTTTATTATCTAAACATAATTATTTTGAACAAATTATAGTTGATGGAATAGAAAATGCTTTATTTATATCATCTATTTTAATGTTTTCAAGATTTATTTTAGGTCAAAATTCTCCTTTAATTATTAATAAATTAACTACCCCAATTTTAAATTTATCAAAAAAAATAATGGATTTTAATAGTCCTCCTATACAATTTGCAGTAGCTACAAGCTTTATTTCATTATTCTTAGGAATAGATTTAGCTGTAGGTTATGAAAAAAAAAGTAATATTTGTAAAAATTTAATTGGAGTAGGCAAGACCACCCATACCACTGAGGATACGAAGAACGTTGTATGAATGAGCATAAATTGATATTGTGGAATTATTTGCCCAACCACTTAAACGTAATTGTGCGGTGTCAATACGTGACATATTGAGAGTTCCAGATGGTTGGTGTTCTTCTGGTTTAAGTGCAAATGAATATACACCAACTTTTTCAATAGCGTTTCCAGAATGATGTTGGAAAGGTTGAACTTGTGTAAAGTATTTAGAATCACGTTCAGAGAAACGATCATTACCATTAAGCATTAATTTGGCTGTACCAGTAGCCAATGCCTTGGTATCAGAATGCCATATTAATTCTTTAACTGGATGATTAAATGATAATTTAGCATTTAAATCACCAGTTCCAGAAGTAGTTTCTTCACCAGTAAATTGTACTTGTTCAATTAAATATTCATGTGATAATTGAGCAAAACGGCGACGTTCATCAGTATCAAGGAAGATATAATCAGCCCAAAGTTCAGCACTAGTTACATTATTACCAAATTCAATATTAATCTTAACTTCATGATATTGAAGAGCAATTAAAGGAAGAGCTAAACCAATATTACGGCAAAACCAAAAGTCAAGAGGAACATAACGTTGTTCTGCAGAAGTAGCATCTGCAGTTAAACTCTGCCATTTAGCATATTGATTTGCAGGTAAAGTTAATTCATTCCATATTTTCATCCATAAACCATATTGACGATCAATTAATTGACCACCAATTTCAACTTCTACTTTGTTAATTGAATCTACACCATCATTAGCATCTTTATTTAAAACTACATATAGTTTATGTACTAAATCACCATTACGTGAGATTTGGCAAGTTACACGAGAGTTAGCAGCAACATTACCATTGAATGTTTGTTGTATTGATTCTATTGAGAAATTAGTATGACGACGATAAACTACTTTAAAGAAAGTAATTTGGGGATTACCTGTAAGATATACATCTTGGGCACCATATGCAACAAGTTGAAGAAGACCTCCACCCATTTTCTGTTATTTAATATTATATAAGAAAAAAAAAATATGATGTTTAAAATTATTGATAAATTTTCATTTTATGTTTTAATTTGGTATTTTTTATATATTTTAAATATTCTTCCATTTAATCCAATTTTAACTTTTTATTTAATAACAATTTTTATGTCTTCAGTTTTTATTTATTTAATTTATTGGAAAATTAGTTTAAAAAAATTAAGAATATTTTTTATCTATGGTATTTTTGTGATTAAAATTTTACCAATTATAACATTAAAACATGAAATAAATATAAATGATATAATATTTGGATTTATGTTATATTTTACATATAATATATTTTTATTTAAATTTTATAAAATAGAAACCTTAGCATTATATTATAATTTTACAGTAGAATATATAAAAATATCGGATGATATTTTATATAAAAAAATAAAAGAAGATTTAGTTAGAATATGCTAAACCACCCATACCACTTAATATTCTTAAAACATTGTAATTTACTCCCCATACATTTAATTTTCCAGTATTTTTACTTTTAATTACTAATTTAGCAGAATCAATTCTTGAAAAATTTAATGTTCCAGATGGTTGATGATCTTCTGGTTTTAAAGCAAATGAATATACATTAATACCATTATTTTGAGGTACATTAGTATGATGTTGATATGTTTGAACATGTGAGAAATATTTACCATCTCTTTTAGCAAAACGTTCATTTCCATTTAATTGAAGAACAGCACTTTCAATTAAATTATTACCTTCGGGGTCTGTTAAAAAAGCATATTCATTATTAGATGAATCATAATCAATATCAGTATAATTATACCATTGGTTATTTTTTCTACCATCATCTGGATTAACAGTCCATATTAATTCTTTAACTGGATGATTCATTACAATATTAACAGATTGTTCTTTATTAGCAACAGTAATCGAATGTTCATTAAATTGAATTTGTTCAATAAGATATTCATGTGATAATTGTGCAAATCTACGTCTTTCATCTGTATCTAAAAATATATAATCACACCATAATGAAGCATTTTTAATTTTATTGGATTTTATTGTAGAAGTTGGTGATGTTAAACTAGTAGTTTGATCATAAGGTATATTTCCAACTGTTGTTCCAGAAGCACCTTCATAACAACAATTATTAAATGATTCTATTTCAATATTAACTTTTACTTCATGATATTGTAATGCAATTAATGGTAATGCTAAACCAATATTACGACAAAACCAAAATTCAAATGGTATATATATTTTATTATTTTTAAAACTAGTATCATCACTATCAGCACCAATCATTGATTTATATCCAATTTCTTTTTCAATTGGTAATGAAAGTTCATTCCAAATATACATCCAATGTGAATATTGTTTATCTATTTTTTGTCCACCTATTTCTAATTCCATAGATTTAATTAAACGGTGACCTATATAATTTACATATCGATGTGAAGAAGTTAAAAAAGGTGTTATTGGTTCATCATCTAATTGATTTAATTCAACTTCTAACATCATTCTATGTATTAAATCACCATTACGAGAAATTTGACATGTAACACGGTTACCAAAATCAAATTTACCATTAATTGATTGTTGTATTGATTCTATTGAAAAGTTTGTATGACGACGATATACTACTTTAAAAAATGTTATTTGTGGGTTGCCAGTTAGATAAACATCTTGCGCACCATATGCCACTAATTGTAATAATCCACCTCCCATTTAGTTTATATAAAGATAAAAAATACATATTAATTTATAAAAAAGATGATGAAAGAAAGGTGTAGTAAAAAAAGAATTCATGTAGTGGATAATACAAAAGAAATATCAACACTAGATGATATTCATAGTAATTCCATTAAAAAATTTGAAAAAAAAAATCAAAGAATTAATGAATTAACAACAATGATTAAAAATTTAAATTCTTTAAATATTAATTTAGAAAAAGAAATTTACACTAATAATAAAACAAATTTATGGTTTAGTAATGTAGAAACCAAAGAAAAAATTAGAAATTTAAAAGATGAATTAGATAATTTAACAAATACTGATGAATTAAATTATTATGAAAATGTTGGAAATATATTATTTGATTATTATGATATAGTTAATCAAAATGTTGATACTAAAAAAATAAATCCAAAAAAATATACAATATTAGAAGCATTAAATATAAAAGTAAATGATGAATCATCAAATGTAAAATTACAACAAAATTTTATACAAAAAGATAAATCAAAATTAGTAAATGAATATTTATCTATAACAGATAGTAAATATATAAATCATATTGATGGTGAATTTATAGATAATAAATGTAAAAATTGTAATGACGGTGAAATGACAAATTTACAACATGAAGCTTTAATGGTGTGTTTAAAATGTGGATATCAAGATGTTTTATTAGCAGAACAAAATAGACCAATAATGGTTTTTGATAAAAAAGATAATATTCATTATAGTTATAAAAGAATAAATCATTTTAGAGAATGGATTTCTCAAATTCAAGGTAAAGAGAGTACTGATATTCCGAATGAAGTTTTTGAAAGAATATTAAATGAACTTAAAAAAGAAAAAGTAACAGATACAACTAAATTAACACCAAAATATATGAGAACAATCTTAAAAAAATTAAGAACACATAAATATTATGAACATGCAGCATATATAATAAATCGTATTAATGGTATTCCACCACCACAATTTTCACCAGAATTAGAAGTTACTTTATCAAATATGTTTATGCAAACACAACCACTTTTTATTAAATATGCTCCACCTAATAGATTAAATTTTATATCTTATTCATATATTTTACATAAATTCTTTTTAATACTAGATATGCCACAATATTTACCATTATTTCCATTATTAAAAAGTAGGCAAAAAATTGCACAAAATGAAGAAGTATTCCGTAAAATATGTGAGAATTTATCTTGGAAATGGATTCCATCTATATAAAAATGATTTATTTTTAAAATGTAATATAAAATGTATATTATATTTGATGTTGAAACTACTGGATTAATTGAAAAAGATGGTTCTAATAACTATTATAAATATACAAATCTTGTTAGATATGAAAATGCAAGAATGATACAAATTAGTTATGAAATTTTAGATAAAGATTTAAATGTTATTAAAACAGAAAATTATTATATTAATGAAGTTGAAGATATTCCAAATACAAATATTCATGGAATAACACTTGATAAACTTAAATTAGAAGGTATATCTTTTAAAGATTTTGTTAATTATTTTATTGAAGATATTAAAAACACTCAATTAATTATAGCACATAATTTAACATTTGATTTACTTATATTATTAAGTGAATTATATAGACATAATTATTTAGATTTAATACAAAATATTAAAAAATTAAAATATAAATGTTCTATGAAATTAACAACTGATATAATTAAATTACCTAGTAAATATGGTAAATATAAATATCCAAAATTAATAGAATTATATAATTATACATTTTCTAAAGATTTAAAAATATTAGATAATGCTCATAATTCTATATATGATGTTCAATATTTACGTGAAATATTAATTGAATTAAAAAATAGAAATATTTTAGATATTTTTAATTAGGTGCGAATAAATCGTAGTTTCAATTATATTTTTTTTTAATTAAAATGTCTAACAATATAAATGTATTAATAGAAAATAAAAATGAATATATAAATTATTTAATTGATAATATATCTATACCTATTTGTAGATTTTTTGTTAATATATCAGATAATTGTAATACACTTAAAGAATTTCAAAAAGAATTAACATTATTAACAAAATGGGAAGAAAAAAAAATACAAGTTCGTATGAATACATTACATAAATTAATTGAAGAAGATGATGCTACACCACAATATATGTTAAAATTAATAACAGAAATTATATCAAAAAGTATAAAAATTAAATTATTTGAACATAAATCAAATATTAAAAGTTTAAAAGTATATATACCCGAATGGTATGAATTTTTATATAAATGTTGTTTAGAATGTGCAAATATTTTTTGGAAAAATCCATTTTTATTTTATAAAAAAGTAACTTCTGTAGAAAGACAACAGAATATAAATAATATAGAAAGATTAACAAAATTAGCAATTAAAATAGCATTAAGAAGTTATATTCCAATGAATAAAATAATTAATCAAATAAAAAAAATAGAAAGTAATCATATTAATATTGAAACCGAACATTTAAATGGTGGATTAAATAATAATGAAAGTGATTTAGAAATAGATAATAATGAAGAATTTCAAGAAGAAGATGGAGAAAATGGAGAAAATGAAAAATTTCAAGAAGAAGATGGAGAAAATGGAGAAGATGGAGAAAATGGAGAAGATGGAGAAGAAAATGAAGAATTTCAAGAAGAAGATGGAGAAAATGGAGAAGATGGAGAAGAAAATGAAGAATTTCAAGAAGAAGATGGAGAAAATGGAGAAAATGAAGAATTTCAAGAAGAAGATGGAGAAAATGGAGAAGATGAAGAAGATGAAGAAGATGAAGAAGATGGAGAAGATGGAGAAAATGGAGAAGATGAAGAAGATGGAGAAGATGGAGAAGATAGAGAACAATTTCATCTAGAAGATAGAGAATTTCAAGAAGAAAATGAAGAATTTCAAGAAGAAGATGAAGAATTTCAAGAAGAAGATAGAGAAGATGAAAATGAAGAATTTCAAGAAGAAGATATAGAACAATTTCCTGGAGAAAAAGATATAAAACAAAATCAAAAACAAGAAGATATAGAATTTCAAGAAGAAGAAAATGAAGAATCTCAAGAAGAAAATGAAGAATCTCAAGAAGAAGACACAGAATTTCAAGAAGAAGACACAGAATTTCAAGAAGAAGTAAATAAAGAATTCCAAAAAGAAACTGAAGAAAATAAAAAAGATCAAGAATTAAAAGATATTCATAATCAAAGTAATTATGACAAAAATATTCTGGATAATCTTATTCCAGTTCAAAATAATTTAAAAGAAAAAAAATGTGAAAAAATCATTAATGAACAAGAGAATAAAATTAATGAAAAAAAGTATAAGTTATTTTTAGAAAAAGAAAATTTTTTAAAAGAACAAAAAGAATTTAAAAAACAACAAGATAAGTTTAAAAGTGAATTAATGATTTTTAAAAAACAACAAGAAGAAAATAGACAGAGAAAACTTTTAAAACTTAAAAAAAAGAAATTATTAAAGGAAAAACAGTTAGAATTAGAAATGGAGAGAGAATTAATAAGTAAAATGAAAATTGATAAAATAGAGCAAGCTAATATGTATAAAGAAAAAGAAGTTGAATTAGAAAAAGAAAATGAATTGGAAAAAGAAAATAAATCAGAAAATGAAGAAAAAGATGTAGTTGAATCAGAAAATGAAGAAAAAGATGTAGTTGAATCAGAAAATGAAAAAGTTGAAAATGAAGATGAAGTTAAAAATGAGGTTGAAGTTGAAGAAAATAATGAAGAAAAAGATGTAGTTGAATCAGAAAATGAAGAAAAAGAACAAGTTGAAGTTGAAGATGAAAGTGAAGAAAAAGAACAAGTTGAAGATGAAAATGAAGTTAAAAATGAGGTTGAAGTTGAAGTAAATGATGAAGAAAAAATTAAAATTGAATCAGAAAATGATGAAGTTAAATCAGAAAATGAAGAAAAAGAATTGTTAAAAAAAAGTAAATTAGAAGAACAACCAAAAATAGAACAAGAAAGATTAGCAAAAGAACAATTGTTAGAACAAGAAAGATTAGCAAAAGAACAATTGTTAGAACAAGAAAGATTAGCAAACGAACAATTGTTAGAACAAGAAAGACAAGCAAAAGAACAATTGTTAGAACAAGAAAGACAAGCAAAAGAAGAAGAAAAAGTTAGTAAGCAAGAATTATTAGAGAAAAAAAATATAGATGAAAAAACAATAAAGACGATTATAATTGATAATGCGTTTTTTTAAAAAAATAAAAATAATAAATGGATATTAAATGTATTACATATATTCATTATGTTTAACATTAATAATATTTATCATTATTAATATGTATGAAAAAAAAACTTTTATAAAAAGTAAAGATATTATAGTTTTAATTGTAATATATATTGTATCAACATTTATATTGTATTATTTATATAATAGTAATAAAAATGAACAAACAGTAAAAGTTAATTATATACCAGAACCAATTGAAACTGGTTTTAATTTAAATTAATAATATGATTTTTTAACAGTTATTTTACAAGAATTTTTATTATTTTTAATGATGATGTTTGGATCATATTTTTCATCAATTTCATCATTTTCATCAGTATCTACAATATTTCTTTCTTTTTCATCTTGAACAGCTTGTAAATCCCATAATGCACTATCACACATTTTCATTTTTTTACTAGGATCAGCTTTATACCAAAAGACTTGATCTTCTAATTTACTACCAGATGCTCTATTATCAATAACTAAACAACCATAATCTTGTGTAACTTGTTCTAAAACTTGTTCAAAAACTTGTAATGTTGGAAACATACCAGCATAATGTTCATATAATCTCTCTTTATTTTTTTTTATATTTTCTTTGAAAATAAAAACATAATCTATATTTGTTCTTAAAGCAGGACTAATTCCCATAGGAAATTGCATAGTTAATAAAAAAAATATTTTATAATGTCGTCCATTCATAAATATTTTACGTATATTTTGATCATTAACCCATGATTTATCATACATTGCATCGTCCATAACTAAAAATGATCTTGGATCAATACTTGATGTACCATATTGTTCCAATTCTTTTTTATATTTTCCAGAAATTTTTTGTTGTCTATTAACATATTTTTCAATTAATCAAGGTGAATATTCATCATGAATTAACATTTTAGGTATAAAA